AACAGATATTGCAGGGGCGACGTGAAAGAGGGCGCTTATCTTTACAAGCGATATGCAGAAGCGATTGAAGCGAATGGCAAACGATTGTACCGCTAAGAACGCTCCCGCCCTCTTCACCGCATGGGTACGGTACAGGGCGGGCTTGATACGCACTCAGGGAACGCTGGCGGCGGTAGCCTGGGTACGGCGGCGGATTACGGGCTAGATTATACCACGAGCATTCAGATTCTGAATGCTCAAACGATGGAAAGGCGAAATGGACACTGACGAACTAAATCTCATCAATCTGGTTATCGAATATCTGGCTGACATCTGGGCTAGGTTCTTCGCGCCTGTGTCCATCGATAAGACGGTTGTCAAGAACGGGCGCAAGGTACGGGTTAGGGTAGAGGAAGTGGAAGAAAACAAAAACCCCGCCGAAGCGGGGCAGGGTGTGAAATGATGAGACTATTTGATTTGAAATGGTTTATTCCATGCTCCGATGTTGATATGAAACCAATAATTGACATCGAAGTAATCCGTCATTGGTTCAGAGTTATCCCAATTCTGAGCCTGTCCGATTTCGGCGGCGCGTTGCAGAACTTTCCAGGCTTCGCGGGTGATATATGCGCCATTGCAAACGGCGACACCTTCGGGCAGCTCAACCCATTCGTTAGAGATTATCTGCCTGCCGGACGAATCTTCAAAAGGTCTGCGGAGTTGGTACTCATTCAATTGGGCATAGCGCTCTTGCCAATGCGGGCTATTTACAATTGCCTGAAAGGGGGCAGACATCAGCGAAACATTGATTTCGCTGCCGCCGCTGAAATACTTGGAAGTTACCGAAAATTTACATTCGGGAAATTCCCTTTTCAATTGCTCACGAACCATCTTTGCAATCAAAGTCGTATCGTAAATCTTGCCGTTAATCGTATCCATGTTTTCTCCTTATTCACGGTGCAAGCCCTTACCTGGCGGCTGTTTCTTGTCTAGGGAAACGGGCTTGTGCCAAATAAGGGCTTGCGTATGAAAAGAAAAATCCCGTACTCCCTAGACACTTATATTATACGCTTTTTAGGGCAAAAGTAAACCATGAAAAGGTTACAGAATCATGACTGAAAAGATCACCTGGACGAATACCAGCGTCAAACTTGGCGACCTGAAGCCGTGGGCGGATAACCCGAAGCTGTCCACGAAAGCGCAGGCAAAGCGCATCCTTGACTCGTGGCAGAAGTTCGGGCAAGTTATGACCGTCGCCGTGTCGCCCACGCTGGACGTATACGACGGACACCAGCGGCTTAGTGTGTTGTTGACGTTATACGGGGCTGATTATGTCGTGGATGCCCGCCAAGCCTCCCGCCACCTGAGCGACGAAGAACGGCGGGCGATGGTGCTGGCGCTGACGAACGCGACGGGGAGTTGGAATTGGAACGCGTTAAGCGGCTGGCATGTTGAGGAGTTAAAGCAGGGCGGCATGGAGTGGGATACCTTGCAGGGCTGGAATCATGATGCAAACAACCTGCGGGAAATGCTCAACAGCGATGTGCAGCCGATTGACTACGATGCAGAATGGGAAGGGATGCCGGAGTTTAAGCAGGATGATTTGAGTGCAGTAAAACAGATTATCGTTAGTTTTGCGACCCTGAATGACTATGAGGATTTTCAAAAGGTAATAGGGCAGCAACTTACGGAGAAAACGAAAAGTATTTGGCATCCAAAAGTTGACAGAGTAAGACAAGGCGAGTATTCAGATGCACCCTGATTATCCCGTTTATATTATCTCTAAAGGCAGATGGGAGAGTCGTCTAACGTCCAAGTCATTAGAAGAGATGGGGGTTCACTATCGTATCGTTATCGAACCGCAGGAATATGACAATTACTCTGCTGTGATTGACCCCACTAAGATATTGGTATTGCCTTTCTCTAATCTAGGGCAGGGCAGTATCCCTGCTCGTAATTGGGTGTGGGAACATGCGATAAACACAGGAGCAGAACGCCACTGGATACTAGACGACAATATTCGCAACTTCTTTCGATTGAATAAAAATGCAAAAGTAAAGGCAACATCAGGAGCAATATTCAAGGCGGCAGAAGATTTTACAAATCGTTATGAAAACATAGCCCTTTCAGGTTTTCAATATAGGGGCTTTGGAGTTCAGCGGACAAAGTGGGAGCCATTTTTGATAAATACTCGCATTTATTCCTGTATCTTAATCAAGAATGATTTACCTTACAGATGGCGCGGACGATATAACGAAGATACGGATTTATCTCTACAAGTCCTAAAAGATGGATGGTGTACGGTATTGTTTTATGCCTTTCTTGCAGGAAAAGAGCCTACCATGACCATGAAAGGCGGCAATACAGACGAGTTATACAAGGATGACGGACGCCTGCTTATGGCGCAATCCCTGCAACAGCAACACCCCGACGTTGTAAAGATTGGGCGCAGGTGGGGACGCTGGCAGCATGTAGTCGATTACAAGCCGTTCAAGGGTAACAAGCTGATAAAGAAAGCAGGGCTGGAAATCCAGCAGGGTGTCAACAATTACGGGATGGTACTGACGAAGAAAGACTCAATCGTTATTTAATGAGTCACTGAGAGATAGCAAAATGGCACGCAAAAAGAAACTAACCGAAGCAGAAGTAATCGAAGCCCTGAAACAGTCGCACGGTCTGAAAACTGGCGCGGCTGAAATTCTCGCTGTCTCATTCCCGACAATTGAACGCTACATAGCCGACAGCGACGAAGCGCAGGCAATCGTCAACCACTACCGCGTCCGCCGCAAGGATAGGGCAGAGTACAAGCTGGACGAAGCCATCGAGCGCGGCGAATCGTGGAGCATCATGTTTACGTTGAAGAACGCGAAGGACAGGGAGTATTCGGAGCGTGTGGCGGTAGAACACAGCGGCGGGATTGAGATAGTCAAGAAAGTGGGAGTAGACATAGATAGAGTATGAGCTACGTTATCGAATACGCCCCCGATATCGAGCAAGCCGATTACACCCCCTACGGCGGCAACGCTGACTTGATGTACAGCCATGAGCCAGAAGTGATTGTCTCTGGGCCTGCTGAAACCGGCAAAACTTTAGCCGCCTGCTGGAAAACGCATCTGATCTGCTCGAAGTACGCGGGCGCACAGCTTGCGATACTGCGTAAGACACAGGCAAGCATCTACGGCTCGGTGTTGCAGACGTTCCAGCGGGTAATCGACGGCGCGCCGATACAGGCATACGGCGGCGAAAAGCCTGAGAAATTCATCTATCCCAACGGCTCGCAGGTGTGGATAGGAGGCTTAGATAACCGTGAAAGAGTTCTGTCGTCTGAGCGCGACGCGATACAGACATGCCAGACCGAAGAGTTTAGCGTGGACGACTGGGAATACCTCACAACCCGCACCACAGGACGCAGCGCCGTTATTCCGTACCCCCAGCTATACGGCGATTGCAACCCGGCAGGCAGTTTGCATTGGATACAGCAGCGGACGAAGGCAGGGCGTCTGCAACTGATACGCACCACGCACCGGGACAACCCGACGCTGTACAACCGCGACGGCACGCTGACAACACAAGGTACGCGCACGATGGCAAGTCTTAGCTCGCTCACGGGCGTAAGGCGCAAGCGGCTGTTTGAGGGCATCTGGGCGACGGCTGAGGGCGCGGTGTACGACAACTTCGATGCGGCTGTGCATGTGAAAGAGAGGAATGAGGATGAGTTCAAGACTTGGTATCTTGCAATGGATGAAGGCTACACTAACCCGGCAGTTATATTGCTTGTGGGTGAGGATAGTGACGGACGGCTTTGCGTATTTCGAGAATACTATGAGCGGGGAAAGCTTCAATCTAGTGTTGTCAAGCAAGCGCAGGACTGGGCTGTTGACTATAAGGTGTCGTTGGTCGCCGTTGACGACTCCGCCAACGGACTCATAGCCGAGCTAGTCAACGCCGATGTCCCAGCGCAGGCGGCGCAGAAGGGCGACGTACTTAGTGGCATCCAGCGGGTGCAGGACAGGCTAAAGGTGCAGGGCGATAACCTGCCGCGGCTGACGGTAGACCCGTCATGTGTGAACACCATCAACGAGTTTGAATCCTACATCTGGAAAAAGGTAACGAACACGGGAATTATCAAGGACGAACCGAACAAAGAGAACGACCACGCGATGGACGCAATGCGCTATCTCATCACGCTCATATCCAGTGGCGATAACTGGCTGATTTCATAAGGCGGTAAACAATGGATATTGAACAATTCATAACAATATTACTAGGCGCGGGAGTTTTGTCTATTACTCAGTATTTGTCAGGGGTAAAGATAGAGGGCAGGTTATGGGCGCGGGTATTGAACTGCCTTATAACAATGCTTTTGGGAATCGCAATCTATAACGCAAGGTGAGGAAAACAATGACAAATAATCCATTCATCAACGCAGAACAAGCGTACAAAACTGGGTTTGATTTCTCGCCCTGGGGCGGCATAGAAGGCTTTCTCGCCGCATCCAAGACCAGCGCCATTGGCAACCACGCCGCGCTCAAGCGCCTTGTACCTGACCTTGCCCACGCGGTGGACATGACGGCGGTGGCGATTGCGTCCCTCCCATTCGACATACTGGACGAAGCGGGGGAGGTAGCCGATACATCGGCGGACTGGCAGAACAAGCTGGGCGGGATGCCTAACCCGCAATCGCTGCTGTACAAAGTGGCGTCGTCCCTGTGCGGCGGCTGTGCTTACGTTATTCCGCAGCGCACGCCGAAGATGGTATTTGATTTGCAGTACGCCGCCCCACATACGATTACACCGCAAATCCTCAGGGAAGGATTGCAGTATTTCGACAGATCATCCGACCAGGGCAAGACGGAGAGATTCAATCCGAAAGAGTTGCTGTACTTCTGGCTTCCCGATTCTGACATCGAAATCGGCCCGGCGCTCAATCACCCGCTTGGCAATGCGGCGCTCGATGCGATGCTGGTGTGGGCGATGAAATCCACGCTGAAACAGTACGGTGACAGGGGCTTTGTGCCGATTACGTTGCTGGGGTCTGAGGGGATGCCAAGCCCAGCAGAACGGGAAAGGTCAGAGGCGTTTTTCGATAGACTTCTAAAAGGCGGCTTTGACGTATTGGCTAAGATTGTCAATCTGGGTAAATTGTCTATCATCCG